GTATTGGTGTAGTTGATGCTACTATACCATTTGATGATGATGATGACACAGCAAATGATGCGATTAACGAAGTTAAAAACCATTATAAAGGTTGTGAAATTATTTTTGCCAATGGAGGTGATCGGAAATCAACGAACATTCCTGAAGTAGATGCATTTAGGGATGATGCAACAGTGACATTCGCATATGGGATTGGTGGTGGATATAAGAAGAATTCATCAAGGTGGATATTAGATGAATGGAAAGCACCAACGACAGACAGAGATTGGGGATATTATCGTGTGTTGTATGAATGTACTGGGTATAAAGTAAAATTGTTATCTGTTGATCCCGGTAAGTCATTAAGTACGCAAAAACATCAATTTCGCAGTGAACATTGGTTTGTATCGGGGGGATCTGGAACGGTGATGATTGGGAATGTTAAATATGATAATTTAAAAAAGTTTGATCAAATTAAAATCCCACTGGAACATTGGCATAAACTAGAGAACAATACTGATGAAAGGCTTAATATCATCGAAATTCAGTATGGTGAAAAATGCATAGAAGAAGATATAGTGCGAAGAATATAAATAAAGCATAAATACCGATATGATTTTTTTATACTTTGGAGAAAAAAATGGCAAATAGAACAGTAAAATTTTATGGAAATGCACACGCCGAGAATGGCAATGTGTCTGTTGTTGTAAATTACAACGGTGTTGAGGTATACAATGGTGAGGTAGTAACATCACCCACCCCGATTGATCAGGTGTCAGAGATGGTTGAACTTGGGTCGTTTCAGTCAGATACATTGATAGAGGGCACAGTTCCTGTATCAATGACTGTAACCAATGGCACGCTTGCGGTGCAAGCAATGGAAGCTGATCACAATCAACTCATCGGCACATACGGAGACACTATAATCGATGAGACTAGCGCAAGTTATGTAGCCTTTGCCCCACTGCATGCTGGGTTTGATGATAAGAATACGATTCGGATCGATGATGTTGCACATGCAACTGATAATTCCTACATGGGGTCTTGGGTTTTTCTCGTAAATGATGGGCAACGGATTGAATATAACCAACTAGTAGATCCAGTTCAAACCCCACCAGTGGTATAATAGAATCCATTAATCCATTCTAACCCATGCATTGCTGTATACGAAAGTATTTGGTTGTGCGGTTTGTTGTGGTATTATACACCCTTCTTTGTTTAACCAATTAAAGAAGGGTGTATGATGTCGCACCTTCGTATTTTTCCAATGGTTCGTGCCGTACTCATTCTATCAACGATGAAGTTTTTGAAATGATTCACCCAATCGGAAAGCATTAGTGTAGATCAAATGTATGCACAATAGTTTTTGATTTATGGTATAATACATCTATGAAGCAAGCTATAATTACTGTAAAAGATGAAGTGAATTGCAAGATCACAGGACTAGATCTTGGGACTAGAAAAAAATTAGTCAATAAATTAAAGTATCTAATCCCCCACGCAAGGTATCTACCTTCTGTTAAATTGGGTAGATGGGATGGCAAAATAGCATTTTTCCAGCTAGGTGGTAGCACATACATTAATCTGTTGCCAATTATATTGCCTATTTTAGATAGCGATGGTTACGCAGTTGAATTAAATGATTTGCGAGAATACCAAACGACATTCCATTTTGATGAAGTTACCGAAAATAGTTACAAGGGGATTAATTGGCCAATGAAGCACACATGCGCCGATCAACCGATTCAAATGCGAGATTATCAGGTGGAAGCCATAAATGCATTCTTGAAAAACCCCCAATGTTTACAAGAGATTGCTACTGGATCTGGCAAATGTCAAACTTATGATTCCGAATTGGATATTATTATTGATGAAAAAAGTGAGTTTGGTCTCTTTTTGCTAAATACATAAAATAGCAACAGGGGCAGCATTATGGATGTGGAGATGTTATGCAATACATATCAACGAAAGATGTGGAAATCAATGATTTCCAGAAAACAATTAAACATTAATATATGGGATGCAATTGAACATAGAAATGAAACCGTTTATTACATGCCATACAGTGGATATCATAAATTCAAGGTGAATACACGCTTCTGTTTTCAGTGCAATAACGAATTAATCATTGGGTTTAGAAAAAATGAATTTATTGTGGCAACGTGCAAGTGTTCAGCGGATAATGCAAATTATGCAACCATAGAGAAATTGTCTACTATTTTTCCTATCAGCAAATCAACAGAGATTTTAACAGCATTTTCCGATCATAAGACACGAAAGTTCGCAAATAGAATAATACATTGGACTGCATTGGGTTATTCCAAAGAAGAGGCTAAAATTAAAGTATCCGAGGCGCAAACAGTGAGATCAGCAAAGTCACCAGCCTCAGCAAAGGGAGCAAGAGGGTATTCAGTAAGAACGGAGGAGTATTGGGTTAAGAAGGGGTATACCATCGCTGATGCGAAGAAAAAAGTATCAGAAGTTCAGGTCAGAAATGGGTTGGAGTGGTATGCAACGAGATATGGAAAAGTAGAAGGATTGCGGAAGTATAATGCAAGGATCGCACGATGGCTAGAGTCCTATAACAGAGCATTGGAAAATGATCCTACCATAAATGAACGGAAAATGGTTAAACTCTCCAGAGCTTCCAATCAATCATTGATGGTATTTGAAAACATTTATGAAAAATACAAGGATATTATTCCTATATACTTGGGTGTTGATAATAACCAGGAGTATTTCTTGCGAGATGATAAAACTTTATATTTCTATGATTTCACAATCCCGTCGTTAAAGATTATGGCTGAATTTAATGGGTCGAAATTTCATCCTAATTTAGAATTGCTCTCGGAATCAGATAAAAGTAGATGGACATCTTTGTTCAGTGAAGAATCTGCTGATGTTGTGCTAGCTAGGGATAATGCTAAAATTAAGTTAGCAGAACATCGAGGGTACACGGTAATCATCGTATGGGATACCGATGATTACACCAACGCAAGATGCAATATAGAAGAATTAATAGAGGAAAGGATGAATGAATCTTAATATACAATTTGGACAGTTAGCAGATGCAATAGAAAAGCACAAACACGTAAGTCTCAAGCATAATGAAGAAGTAGATATTCGGGATTTGGGATGCCATATTAACACTCCAACAGGTGTTACGTTGATAAACCATATCATTAAAAAGTATGATCTTGATGGAATAGAGATTGGGTTGGTTAATGGAATGAGGGTGAAGTGTGCTAATAAGCATATTTTACAACAAAACAACAACGATGTATTGGCTGATACACTGATTGAGGGTGATATGATCGATGCTATTGGCGGGGCAGTGCAAATCAAAACCATTCGTCCAATTAATGATACAGTATATTATGATATTGGCATAGATGCCCCGCATCTGTATTATGATAGCCAAGGGGTATTACATCATAATACATTAATGACAGCCTCGTTATCGGAACGGGTTGAACAATATGGCAGAAGTATTGTTATCGTGCCAAACAAGTCATTGGTAGTGCAAACAGAAGAAGATTACATTAATATGCAATTGGATGTTGGTGTATTCTATGGGGACAGGAAAGAGTATGGCAAACAACACACTGTATGCACCTGGCAAAGTCTTAATAGTTTGCTGAAACAAACTAAAAACCAATCAGCCGATATTACAATTGGTGAGTTCTTGGAGGGGGTGGTTTGCGTGATAGTTGATGAGTGCCATGGAATCAAAGCTGATGCATTGAAGGGATTGCTTACGGGGGCAATGGCACATATACCGTTGCGGTGGGGTTTTACTGGTACTATGCCAAAGGAAGATTTTGAATTCAAAGCATTGGAAGTAAGTATTGGTTCAGTAATAAATAAAATTAGTGCTTATGACTTGCAGAATCAAGGAGTATTGGCTAAATGCCATGTGAATATAGTGCAACTAATAGATCTTGTTGAACATACTAACTATCAGAGTGAATTAAAGTATTTGTTATCAGATGAAAGTCGCCTAGATGCAATGGCTGATTTAATAAGAAAAGCAAATTCATCTGGAAACACGTTAGTATTGGTGGATCGGATTAGTGCTGGCAAAGAATTGGTTGAACGATTGGATGGTTCAGTATTTGTAAGTGGCGCAACGAAAGGAAAGGATAGACAAGAACATTATGATGAAGTGGCTGGCACAGATGATAAAATCATTATTGCAACATATGGCGTTGCTGCCGTTGGTATTAATATTCCTAGGATTTTCAACCTTGTGCTTATTGAGCCTGGTAAGTCTTTCGTTAGGGTTATTCAGTCAATTGGCCGGGGAGTTCGCAAGGCAAAAGACAAAGACTTTGTTCAGATTTGGGACATAACAAGCACATGTAAATTTGCCAAACGGCATCTAGGAAAACGAAAATCCTTTTATCGTGAGGCAGGGTATCCTTTTTCTATAGAAAAACTTGATTGGAAGTGAAAAATAGTATATACTAGCAGAATGAGAATACACACATTAGATGACAACCGTAGTTATAACCTAGACTCCCTGCCAGAAGAAATAGATGATTTGCGATTTGCAATATTAGATAACAGTAACCCAAAAGAACCAGATTATTTTTATATTCCCCTTATATTCTTAGAGAGTTTCGCTAGTCCATCACTGGTGCTTAAAATAGGCAACCATGTGATCAAAATGCCATTGGATTGGCATGTGCTAATTGGTGAAGAAGAGTTGGGTGACTTAGAAGCAATGCAATTAACTAGTATAAATGATAGAGATTTCAAGGTATTTGAATTTAATAGTCTTAGTAGTACAAGGGCAGAGTTTTTACCAATTGAAGTCGTTGATATATACAATGAAGTTCAGTGGTATTCACCAAAACTAAAAAACGGGCAGTATCTAGCTGTGCCACTAAGTGACGAGCCTGGTGCACCTGTGGTATATTTCATTAGTACGGTATCGCGTAATTGTGAAGTCGTTGATTATAGCAAGGCATGGTAAAATGGCACATAAGCTAGACATTTTTAAAGTATTGGCATCATTGGATAAGAAAGATTATACATTGTATGATTCTTTATCTGATGAAGAGAAGAAAGGGTTCACTGCATTCCTAACTAATAAATGGATGGCTAGTGTTGATGGGTCAAATGAATTACAGCACTATTATCTAGCAAGTACCAATCATTACAGCAATAAACATTTATTTGATATTGGTAGACATCCAAAATTGCAATACCTATCATTGGTTGCTAGTAGTCCAGGTATAGGCAAACAAAACCACACTTGGATTAAGGCTAAGAAAAAGGAAACCACCAAAAGCAAACAAGATATTAAACGGATATTAACTGATATGTACCCCCTATACAAAGAAGAAGATATTGAAGTATTAAGTAATTTCGTTACTAAACGGGAGTTGACAAAATATGCAAAAGACAGCGGAAGTTGAGGTCTATGCTTGTAAATTTTGTAATAAAGATTTTAAGCGTGAAAAATCATTAATCGTTCATTTATGTGAACCAAAGAAAAGATACAATGAACGAACTGAAAAAGGTGTTCGTAATGGGTTTAACACATACCTAAAATTCTATGAATATTCACAAGGGTCAGCTAAATTAAAATCGGAGGAGGATTTTATAAAAAGTTCATATTATAATGCTTTTGTAAAGTTTGGTAGGTATTGCAATGATATCAATGCTATTAATCCAGCTAAATTTGCCGATTTTGTGATTGGAAGTGGAAAAAAATTAGATCATTGGGCAAAGGATTCGACGTATGCTGAATATAAGTTAAAATTATTACATACCGAACATTCAACCGATGCATTAAGTCGTGGGTTACGGCATGGTGTTAACTGGGCAGAGTTAACCAATAACGTATACTCAGATTTATTGCGAAAAGGTGGCACTAATGCGATATGTCTTGCTATTACAAAAGGTGAACTGAGTGCGTGGGTTATATACAATTGTGACAGCGGACAGCAGTTTTTAAATGGTTTAAACGAGGATCAAATGGCAATCATATGGGATTACATTGCACCAGATTATTGGCAAAAAAAGTTTAATGATTATGAGGAAGACCAGGTATATACCAAAGAAATGTTAACTAAGGCGGGTTGGTAAATATGGCACATAATGCTGATATTGACATTGATTTTGCTGACCGTGAAGATATACTTAATTTGATTAAACACATACCAGCAAGACAAGAAACTAATACGGAATCAAAGCATCATAATAGTGGTGTATATGTTACTGATATTCCGTATGATCCTGTGCATGATTGTGCAAGTATTGATTATAAAGAAGCTGATACTCGTGGATATTTCAAGGTTGATTTCTTGAATGTTTCAGTATATAAACTCATCAAAGATCAAGATCACTATGAACATTTACTCGCACAGAAACCACAGTGGGAGAAATTACTAGATAAGGATTTTTGCGAACACGTAATACACATTGGGAATTACAATGATTTAATATGTAGATTGCGTCCTGATAGTATTCCGAAGATGGCTATGTTTTTAGCACTAGTTAGACCAGCGAAGCGGCACTTATTGGATAAGTCGTGGGGAGAAATAGCTGAGGGTATTTGGGATAAGCCGAATGATGGTAGCTACTATTTTAAGAAAGC